TGCAGCAGATGTTGTAAATGCAGGGAACTGAATAGTGAATGTTCCAGCTGTTGCTGTTTTATCTCCACCAAAATCTAATACTGCAACTGCATCAGTAGTACCTGTACCACCATCAGTTGTTGTATTGTAAATTAAAGCTCCTCTTGCTGTTAATGTAACACCTGTAAATGATAAATCAGCAAAATCTGTAATTGCAACACCAGATGAAACTTTTACTCCTTGGTTAACGAGTGCTTTACCACCTGCAGTGTATCCTGATGAAGTAACTTCAGTATTAGCTCCACCACCTGGGTTTGTTGCATAGTTTTCTGTAGATGCACCTAATACTGCTAACGATGTATACATTGCTAGTTTATACGTATCTGATGCAGCATCAAAATCATGTTTTCCTTGTAGTAATTCTTTTTTGAATGAATTACAAATTGCGTTTGTTGTTATAGCCATTTTAATCTCCTTTAACTGTTTGGTGATGGTGACGAAACTTTAATTCTTGGTACGCCATCATCGAATTCTGCTCTTCTTCGTCTACCCATTTGTTGAATAGCAAAAGCTTGTATTTCTTCATTATACTTTGTTTTATAAAGATTGTACATATCTAAGGGTCCTTTTAAATAAGAAAACGCCTCTGTTAAAACTCCGTGTAATAACATAGATTCTTGATATTGTGATAAATAGGTAGTAGTACTGCTATCAAAATGAGGAGGTGTTACGATATAATTTAATTGTACCCCATATGCAATGTCTGGAGTAGGTGCAACAACAATAGTTGCATCATCCCAATTCGCATAATATTTAGGTTTACCTGTAGCACCTGTACTATTGTATTCTGATATAAAACTTGTATCTCTTTTTTCCATAAATTCTCTATCACTTGTAATTGTTGTATCTGCAAATACTTGAAGGGATCTAATAATTAAAAAATCTCCAGGAGTTACTAAGTATCTTTTATTAGCAGTGAATGAAGAGGTAGCGTATTTTCTAGTGTCATCATAATCAACTTGTCCTGCAATATCGAGTTCTGTGTTTCTAATAAATTGTGCGATTAATGGATCGGATAATACATTAGAATCTACTTCTGTGTAGTTTCTTACCTGTGTTAAAAAATCTGAATAAATTATTGCCATTATGTAATACTCACGGTTACGGATTTAACTTCAATAGATAACTGTCTTCTTCTATTTTGTAAAGAAGGATCCGCAGGTTTCATTGCAGAAGTTCCTTGATTATCAAAAGCAAAATCTCCAGGAAGTGTTAAATTAGCAACACCAACAGATGCTCCACCAGAATCAGCTTGTACACCATCTCTATTTGTCGGTTGTTGAAATCTTTGTGGCCTTGTATTTTGTAATGCAATTGCATCAGCTACAGTTCTTCTACGTCTTATTTGTGGATGTTTAGGTTCAAACTCGGAGTAATGAACTAAAGAGCCATTCCACTCTTTGACCATTTCATTATACGGAAATGCCATACCAGATCTATCAGATATAGCTAATGCACTTTTACCTGTAGCAAATTTTGGCATACTTAAACTCCATTAGGATAAAAAGATTGTGGAGTAATAAATGTCGATGCTCTTTGACCATCTTCATCTAACGCTCTTTTCAATTCATCCTCATAAATTAATTTATTTTGTTGTACTAATTGAGGTGCTTTTTTCATAGCTATATAATAAGCTAATCCCGCACACATGCAGGGTAAAAATCTATAGGCAACATCTGCATCATTGGTGTAAGAACCTGCATCTTCAATTCTTTTAATTACATAAAATTTAAGTGTATTATAAGTATTTAAATCTGGTGCTTGGTATAAATAAATCTTTGGTGTTGTTTGTCTATCCACATAATATTGTGAAGGTTGTCCAGTTGCTAATTTATTTGGTAATGCAGCATATGCAGATCTATCAATTTTAGTTATTGAAACATCCTGTGTATTTGCATCATCTGATGCTGCTGCAGTTGATGATACATATGCTTCAAGCACATCATTAACGTCTGAATCAACTGTATATTCTGCTTGCCCTGCAACTAAAGGTATTTCGTTTAATTCTGTTTTCCAAAGATGAATACCTCTGTTACCCCACTCAGCAAACAATAAATCTAGACTTCTTCTTGCCGAACGTAAATCATAACCAGAAGCGGTTGATAGACCACATCTTTCAAAACCTTCATCAATTATTTCATCAATATTCAGGTTAAAACTTGTCGTTCCTGATGTAGCCATTTAAATGTTCTCCTTTTTAGCGGCCGCTTTGAGAGTGTAAAGCTTCTCCTTTTTGCGGTTGTACAACTTATTTGATTGTACCACTTTTAAACTAAATTTTGAAGACCTTAGGTTTTTTGCTATTGGGTTTCTTTTTGACTTGTAATCTTTTCTTTTTTTCACCTCTAGCGCCTCTTAACTTGCCTTCTATTTGTTGTGGTATTTGTGATCGTCCTATTGGCATTATACTAAATCAGTAGCCTTTCCTATGATTGGTTTATATTTAGTTTTACCATCTTCTTTAAAAGCTCGCAAGAATTGTTTTCTACCTTTTTCAGGAACATAGGATACATGACACCATCCACTATTTGGTTCTCCTGGAACATAGAACTCTAAAATCATTTGATCATAATCTAGGTTTTTATAAATCCAATCACAAACTTCTGCGTTGTCTTTACCTGGACATTCAAAATCAACGGCTTCAGCTTTACAGTGCTGGCTATTAATCGAACTTCCTATTTTTAAACATAAATCTGGACTACGATAGCCGCTAGTCACTAAAACAGGGCCGAAGTGATCACGTACGGGTTGAAGTATATTTTCACACAATAATTTTAATTTTTCTATTTGATTTGCATTTGGATTATTATCAATATTTAATCTGATCGCTGTATCGGATTTTGTTAACTCTTGAAGAGTAAAATTTCTGGAAAGGTTCATTATTTTGGTTTTATAATCTTGTCTATACTTATACTACCATCTATATTTTTTTCAACAGTAGCCTCTACTTCCCCGCACATTAATCTTTTATTATTCATTTCCATGTTCCGTGTCGCCTCACGTTTCATCTTTAAACATGTAGAGATATCGGGTTGAATACGATGTTCTACTAATTGACCACCTATAAATAAACAAAGTGCAATAACTGTTTGTACCATTAGTGATTCCCATTAAGTTTTCCAATATTAGCTCTAACACTATCTTTCAATTTTTCTGTATCAATTCTTAATCGTTCTACATCCATTTGTAGCCGTTCAATATTAACTCTGTTATTCATCATTCCATCAACTCTAGTTGTTAATTTTTCTAACCCTTCTGCAATATGTTCGAGAAGCATGAATTGTTCTTGGTCTATAGGTTTCTGTGCTGACGCTTCTAGTAAGTCCTGTTCAAATAATTTATTTGCTGTCTCTAATGCATTAAGTCTTTCAATAACACCAAATGCAAACCAAGCGCCAATAACTACAGCTGCGATCAGACCTATTAAATTCCTTAACGGAAGACCGATACTTGTGTTCTCGTTTATTTTTATTGACATGACAGGCACTCATCTGAACCAGAATCTAATTCAGCTAATGCCTCCTCTTTACAATCCTGACTACAAAATTGATCTAGTTCATCTTTTGGTTGAAACTCTTTTTCACATTGTTTACAATTTTTCATAATTAGCTCCATAACCAGTTAACATATCTTTTCCAAAGTTTTTTAATAAATTTCCACATCTTTATTTTCCTCCACTTTAATGAAATTGCAACAACACTATTATCCACCCAAGAAAAGCCTTCGTCAATAGCAGCAAAAAATTTATATATAAATTTATCTATCATTCGTATGTTTTATCTTCTTCTCTTATCTTTTCTTCCATTTCATAAAACATTTTATCGCTATCTTCTGTAACCATGTCGTTATCTTCTGCATCCCAATAAGTAGTTTGGACTCTATAGTCAGGCCAGCTGTTATCAGTAGTGTATGAATTAACATGCCACAGAATGCGATTATTAGGCTGAGCTGCGTAATTACCATTATCAA